TGATATATATCTTCCATATATTTTTTATAATTAGATTTTAAAAGATGAGAACTTTCTTTTGGCAATACTATAAGTAATTGTATATTGGGTGAGACAAAATTATTATTTTTTTCAATGATTGGTTCATCGCATGCAATTGAATGATTTGTTAAATCTTTTAATGTTGGAGGGAAATTATATGGATAATACCATTCGCAATCAATTTCATATCCTTTATAATATGAATATATCCAATAAATACCCTTAATATAGTTATCACATGCATTAAATACTACTGTTGAATCTAATGTAATATTATTATCAAATATTTGTTTGTAATATTCTTTGTGCCAATTTCCCGGATTATCATAAATATAATATGTCAAACTATCTTTGTGTTTTAGTGCATAACAATCACTCGGTAATTTAGCGTCACCAATAATTTTTTTATTTATATATTTTTCACAAATATAATGCATATCCTTATCTTCGGATACTGATAAGAATTTAAATATATTTTTTAATGTATCATAATTAATTTTACCTTTATTAACTAACAAGCCATTTTGTTCAATTGATTTCTTTGTTGCTGATAATAATTTATCAATACCATCAGTTTTGAGTTCAACTGTTAATAAATGTGGAATAAAATCATTTCCTAATATTGAAGTCATAGTACAATATGTTTCAACTATATCAATATCATCGTAGCTTTCATATGATATTTCTAAATTCCAAGTTTCTTTAACTTCACATAAAATAGCTTTTTTTAGGTTATCAATATTTAAATAATTAAATATAGTTTTACCAGTATCTTTATCTTTTGTTTCTCGCATAAGATATATATTGTCCTTGTGTGAAATTAAAGATAATATAATTAAATCGGCATCTAAACCGTTAATAATAATATTGCTATATTCTTTTTCAACTTTAAGCTTTCTAAATATTTTATGTTCTCCTTCCCCCGTTTCATCGCTACCGCTATATATTAATTCAATTGGATATGTAGAATATCTTATTTGTTTAATAATAAACATATTTAATTTATTCATAAAATGAGTTCCAGGTGTTATTGCATTTGTATCCCATATAGGTTTATCATCTACATATTTATCATCTATTTTATTTCTATAGATTGATAAAAAACGTCTTTTTCTTTGTTGAATCATTTTAGCAGCAGGAGCTACTCCATCAGCACATATTATATATTTTTTCGCTTTATAAATATCAATATAATATATTATCTTATTCCATACACCATCTATAATTTTATCTTCAATATTGACTATATCCTTGTCATATATAAATTCATGTGCAACATTATGAATAATACCATTAAAGTCGATGCAATATATATCAGTATTTTCTGGTTTTTTATTGCTTACAATATTATTATATTTTTGTGATAATTTGTAAAAATAATAAGGAATTCCCATTTTAATATTAAAGCTATTAAATATTTATATGATAATCATTTTTTTATTTTTTCTTTATATCTAATTAGAGAATATAATGTATAAAGATCGTAGCCCACAAATAAGTTTAAATGCGATATTTTTTGGTTCTGAACAATCAAAATATGCCGGTGTTGCTTTATTTGGAACAATATTTATATTATGTTTAGCTATATTATTTTCTAATAGCAATATACCAATTGATCAAAGATTAGCATTTGTAGTATTTATAATGCTCGTAGCTATACCATCTGTATTAATGTCATTATTTGAATTAACTTGTATAGTAACAGGTGGTAATGTCAAATATAGATGGTGGTGCTGGCTACTAGCTTGGGTAATAGCTGTTGTTATAATATTATATTGTTTAATGGTTGTTGTATCATTATTATTGTCTATGGCAAATTTTGATATTGCTAATCAAAGAGTTGAAAATAATGAAGAAAATAATATAATAGATACAAAAACTGCCGATGAATATGCTAAAAATGTAATTAAACAATATGAAGATGATGTAAAAGGTATGGAAAAGTTAGTTGAAGAACCTGTACAAGAACCTGTACAAGAACCCGTACAAGAACCCGTACAAGAACCTGTACAAGAATTAGTTGAAAATTATGATAAATTAGAAAAAAAAATAGAAACTAACATTCAAGGTCATGATTTAGAAGATAAATATGCTTTATTTAATCAATAATAGTAACTTTTATTTTTATTAAATATATTTAAGAAATCAATTAATATATTACTATAATGTCGTATAATGAAAAAAAAAGATGATGAAATATGTAAAAAAAATAATTATTTTAGACCTCAAACTTGTAGAAATTGCGGGTTAAATGGACATTTATACAAGGATTGTCCACATCCAATTATGAGTTTTGGTATTATTTGTTATAAAATTATAAATAATAAAATTAAATATGTAATGATACAGCGAAAAGATAGCTTATCTTTTATGGAATTTGTAAGAGGTAAATATAATGCAGATGATCATAATTATTTAAAACAACTTATAGAATATATGACTGAAAATGAAAAGCAAATGATATTAACTAATAATTTTGATCAAATATGGAATTATACATGGTGCCAATCTCCTCATACCAATTTCAAACAAACAAAAGAGTATCTTGATTCAAAAGCTAAATTTGAACATAATATTAATAATAATTATTTAAAAACATTATTAATTTGTAAAAATACAAAAAGTAATGATACAGAACAAGAATGGGGATTTCCAAAAGGAAGAAAGAAAATTAAAGAAGCAGATATAGATTGTGCTATAAGAGAATTTTGCGAAGAAACACAATTATATAAAGATGATATTTTAATTAATAAAAATGTAATACCTTTTCAAGAAATATTTTTTGGTACAAATAATGTATTATATAAACACGTGTATTATATAGCAAAAATAATCAAAGATGATGCTAAAATACATATTGATAATTCATGTATGGAACAGGTTAGAGAAGTTAGAGCATTAAAATGGTTTTCGTATGATGAAGTTTTAATGAGAATTAAAAATCATAATGTAGAAAGAATTAAAATATTTAAAAAAGCACATAGTATAATAAGTGCATCCTTATAATATATCTTTATTTTTAATAGGATAATGTTAAAAGGCAAAAACGCCCAAAAAAAAGAATGTCCCGAGGGAAAAGAAATTAATCCTGTAACTGGGAGATGTGTTAAAATATGTGAAAAAGGTAAAGTGAGAGATCAAAAAACAGGAAAATGTGTTAAAGATGTTAAAAAACTATCAATTAGTTTATCTAAAAATTCTAGTTCATCTTCTATTTCTACATCTTTTTCATTATACTATCCAGATTTAAAAGAAGATAATTTTCCAAATAAAATTGCAAGAAATATGAATTTTGCTATTCACAAGATACCTAAATTTCCAATAATTGAAAACGTAGAAGATTTTAATAATGTAGCTAATAAATTATGTGGTACATTTGAAACATCTTTATATCAACATTTTGTAAGCCAATATATATCACATAAAACACCTTACAAAAGTATATTATTATATCATGGTGTTGGTGTAGGTAAAACATGTTCAGCAATTACAATGTCTGAATCTTTATTAATAACACATGATAACAAAGAACCGATGATATGGGTTATAATGCCACAATCTTTAAAGAATAGTTTTAAATCTCAAATATTTGATATAGATACACATACATTTGAAAATATTATAAATCAATGTACAGGTGATACTTATGTAAAATTGTTAAATATTTATAAGTCATCATTTAATAAAAAAAAGGTACTTAATGCAGAGCTAAAAAAATTATTAAAAGGTAGATATAGACTTTTTACATATGATGGTTTTTCAAAATATATCCAAGAAAATTATAAGGATAATATTGTAGAAAATAAAGTAATTATAGTAGATGAAGCACATAATATAAGAAGTACAAATAAAAAAGATAAAGATTCTTTTATTTCTCTAACAAATATATTAACATCTGGTATTAACAATAGATTAATTTTATTATCTGCAACACCCATGTATAATGAGCCAAGAGACATCTTTGATTTATTTAAATTAATGTTACTTAATGATAAACGTAATAAATTATTAGCTAAATATAATAAAACTTTTAATAATCAAAAACTTATAATAGATGATAATGTAAATGAATTAATTAAAAAATTGTCTTCTAATTATATATCATATTTAAGAGGTAAAAACCCTTTTACTTTTGCATTGAAATTAAATCCTGAAAATAGTGGTATTAATGTATTAAAGAAAATACCCAGTAAGGACCCTTCAAATAAACCTATACCAGAAAAAGAAGCTAGATGGTTAGATAATATTGATAATGGTATTGTAACATCACAACTTAGTTTATCGCAAAAAAAGATGATAGAAAAATTAGGATATAAGTATATTGACGAAACAGATAGTGATGATATATCTGATGATAATGAATTTGATGATAAAAAACAAAATATGCGATTATTACAACCTATGAATATAGTATATGATAATGAGATAGGAAATAAAGGTTTCTTTACATTTTTTACTAAAACAAGAGAAAGCGATCCATTATTAGTAAAATATAATAAAAAATATGAGAATGCACTTATACCAGATGATAATAATTTAGGTAAATATTCTGGTAAATTTCTAAATATTTGTAATATTATAAAAAAATCAAAAGGTATTGTTGTTATTTATTCGCGGTTTTTGTATTCAGGTATATTACCATTTGCCGTATGTTTAGAACATATGGGATTTTCAAGAGAAGGAACAAATAATATATTAAATAATGCTAGTATAGTAAAAGATAAACCTGTGTATGAAGATATTAAAACACCAAAATACTGTATATTAACAAGTGATAACAAAGAAATTATGGGTTCAACTAATATAGATACATTAATAAATAGAATAAATAAACCAGATAATATAAATGGTGAATTAGTAAAAGTAATTTTAATAACCCCTGTTGCAAGTGAAGGTTTAAGTTTTTATAATGCTCGTGAAATACATTTAATTGAACCATGGTATCATTTTAATAGACCAGAACAAATTATAGGTAGAGGTATTAGAAATTGCAGACATCAAAATTTACCCCTTGAAGATAGAAACACGACTGTTTATTTACATGCTAGTAAAAATGATAATGATAATAAAGAAACTATTGATATTCATGCTCTCAGAATTTCAACACGTAAATATATTGATAGTATGAAAGTAGATAAAATTATTAGAGATAATGCTCTTGATTGTTTATTAATGAAAAATATTAATTATTTTCCAAAATCTATTTTTAATATTGGTAAAATAAAATTAAATACATCTCAAAATAAAACATATGAATATGATTTTGGAGACGAAAAAAATTTTGAACCTGCATGTTATGATGAAAATGATAATTTAGATAAAGATGGTTATAATAGTGAAGCTTATAAACATTTGTTAAAAAGAACGCAAAACTCATTGAAAGGATTAATAACGGAATCTATAAAAAAAGGTATTTATTATATATTATATAATCAAATAAAAGAAAAATTAGATATTAATGAAGAATTATTAATATATACAATAAGAAAGTCCATATATCCTTTTATTATTATTAATAATTATTATATTATTATGCATAAAAATGGTATTAAAATAATAAGTTATAAAAGTAAAAAAATAAATAAATTAAATATAATTTTTACAAATCAAGAAAAAGTTGAAGATAATGTTAGTGATAAAAAATCTGTGGATATTGAAAAATTAATAAAAAATATTGAAATTGATTTACAAGACGTAAATAGTACAACATTATCATTATATTTAAGTTTAAATAATAAAGAGTTTTTAGATTTAATAAAAATTATATTAACGAATAAAAGTACAGATGAAAGAATAATATTCTTAGAAAAATGTTTATATAACCAAGGTGTACTTATTAAAAATACTGAAATACCATCTTATAAAAAGAATGATAATAAATATATTGGTTTTATAAATATATTTGATACAAAAAACAAAGATAATACTATTGATAAATTAGATATTAATCTTCATGTAAAAGATACAGATATATTTAATATGGATTTATCAAAGCGCGAAAGAGATGAATTTGCTAAAATGCGCAAATCAGCATTGTCTATACCTAACGATATGACATTGGAAGAAATGCCATGGGGTTTCATAGAGCCATCAAAGAACAAAGATTTATTTATAAATAAGCTTAAAATATTTTCAACAGATCCTGTTATTGGTAAAGGTAAGAAAACTGGGCGCGTATGTGAGACTTATTACGATATAGATCATAACAAATTTTTAAATCAAATAAATAAAACAAATAATGAAAAATATAAATTTAAAAATAAAAAGGTTCTATGTAGTAGTATTGCAAACAAATTATTGTCTAAAAATAAATTAATACTATTACCATTATATAAACCTAAGTAGTTAAATAAATAACATCTTTATATTCATCTTTTTTATAAGATACTATTGCATCATTGTATTCGACAGATTTATTAAATAGAAATGATATAAATAATGCAGTAGATTTATTCCATCTATTATTAACAATACCAGACATAATTTCTGAGCTTTTTGTAATACCAAATACTTTATTGAATTCTTTTTGTGTTATAAATTTAATTAATTTGTCTTTAACATTATCTTTAAAATCACTAAATGTGTTTGAATGACTTAAAATTATTTCAAGAGGTTTTAATAATGCTTTTTTCTGAGATTTTTTTGCTTTAACAACTTTTTCTTTTTCAGGTTCAATTTTAGGCTCTTCTATTGGTTCTTTATATTCTATATGTTGTGAAAATTTATTATATGCCTCATTATCGTTAGCTTTCCATAATAAATCATTATCATTAGCATTAATAATTTTATCATATAATAACTTAATCATAGTTATTATATATAATAAAAATAAGTTCTATATCATTTTTTATGTTATTAAGTAATCTTCATATTTTAATTCATTATCATATATATTATAAATGAATGTATTTTGTTTGCTAAATTTCTTTTTTAATAAATAAAACTTCATACTGGATGAAAATTTTTGTTTTATATTATTATTATCAGATTGTACAACTTTACTTGTTTCTGTTTTACTTTCTTCTTTATGTGATGTTTCAATAGTATTATTTAATAAGTTTTTCATCATTTCATATTTAGAGATTTCATTTTGTGATTTGATACAAAATAAAATATAATTATTTATTTTTATTAAATTATCTTTTGATAACCAGTTTAAGTTTAAAAATACACCATTATTATTTTGTGTATAATTAACATTACAATTTTTAATAAGTTTAAATAATTCTGATAATTCATTTGATGTTAATTTTATTGCATTATTTTGTATAGTTTTACATAAGTCGTGTTTATTCATTTTTATTTATATAATGATTATATATATTTATATATTAAAAATCATCAAAATCTTCAATATCATCATCCATTTCTTCATCAATATCATCTTCATCTAAATCATCTAAATCATCTTCTTCTTCATCTTCTTCTTCATCGTCTTCTTCATCTTCTTCGTCTTCTTCGTCTTCTTCGTCTTCTTCGTCTTCTTCGTCTTTAAGATATTTATTATCTATTTTAATTTTTTTTACAACATCATCATCATCGTCATCATTATCATATTCATCATCATCTTTAATCATGTCAATGAAATCATCTTGTAAATCTTCATCTTGCTCTTCAATATCAGAATTATCATCTATAATATCTTCTTCAACTTCTATAATATCTTCTTTATCTTTAATTATTTTACCTACTATTGATATCATTTTATCATATAATGTAAATTTTTTACCACATACACGAACATTTACAGTATCACCAATATTAACATCATCTATATTTACCTCTGATTGTATGCCTGATGTTATCCTAGGAATAATAACTTCAAGTATGGACATATCTTCAAATGTTCCAATTGCTCTCAGTCCTAGATTATTTTTAGCTTTAATAACACATTTTATAATAGAATCCTGTGTTGGATTACAGATTTCAGCAATACAACTTAAATCATATGCTACATTGCCATTTAAATGTGATTCTTTAAAATATCCAGCTGTCCTTTTAATAACTTTAATACTATCCTTTTTAATAAATCCATGTTTACTGCAATTATTTTCTAATGTAAATTTTATCTTAGACAATATCGTGTTGTCAAAATTTTTATTAAGTTCTTTTGGTGTTAAAATAACGGTTGTATTAAACTTGATTGGCATAAACATTTTTGACATTACTATTGTAATATAATCTATAAGAATATATCATTTTTTTTATTTATATATTAAAAATTGATATATAAATCTATAATATCTTTATTTATTAGAGATACAATATGGAAATTCACAAAGATCATTCTATATTTTCTATAATTGATAAACACTCTTCATTAATTGAAGAGGATTGTGAAATATATGTTAAATTTACAAACTCTTTAAATTGGAATGATAGTGTATATGAAAATTTTATAAATGTAATAAAATCACAAAAATATAAAGAAGATATTGAAAAACAAACATTGGAAATATATTCTGATGAAATTCTTTTAAAAATAACTGGTAATACAAATATCATAAAATATTGTCAAAATAATAAGTATAAACATAAGAGTTTTGAATGGTTTAAAAATAAAATAATATCAAAAGATATTGTTGATGATATTTTAGATTCGCAATTGAACTTTTACTCAATTAAAAGTAATTTATTATCGGATGCTAATATACCTATTAATTGGCATGATATACGCAAATTTTATAAAATAACAAAAAAAATAAAATATACTGATCCCGATACTGGTGTTAAATATATTGTAAGTATTATAAAAGGTAATAGTTTAGAATTTGATGAAGCATCTGATAAAGATATGTATTATAATTTGAATAATTCAGGTATATTATCATCAACGCAAAAATACGAGTTTTATATTGATATAACAAATACAAATAAAGATAATATACTACCTGCATTAATTAAAATGGAACAAGCATTGTATTTATCAACATTTATAATATCTAAAACACAGCAGCAAGATATTATTAAAAAGTATTATGAACTAGTAAAAGATGATATTATAATAAAATCATTTAATAATAAAAATCCAAATAAACCACCTCTCATAACACCCAAACCAGTTACTCTTGAAAAGGTAAATATAATGAGTCCAGATGAATATGGTATTGTTAGTATATTATCAGAATATACTGTTACTGAAAAAGCAGATGGAGAGAGATTACTTATGTTTATTGATGATAATGCAAAAGTTTATTTAATTAATAATACATATCGTGTTATTGATACTGGTATTACATCTATAAAAGAATTGCAAAATACTTTAATTGATGGAGAATATATTGCATGTAATAATAGAAAAGATAATTCCACAAAAGGTTTATATGCAGCTTTTGATATATATTATTATGGTGGAGAAAGAATAACAAGCTTACCATTAATTAATAAAGACCAAAATGTAAAAACCAGATATAGTTATTTATTGAAAACTGCAAATGGTATGAAAAAAACCGAACATTCAATGGATTATATTGTTAAAGAACATTTATATAACGCCGACATATTAAAGGATTGTGATGAAATATTATCTGGAAACAAAACATATCCCTATGATATTGATGGACTTATATTTACACCTGCTAAATTAGCATTATATTCATATTATACAAATAAAGCTATGCCAATAACAGATAATGTTAAGTGGGATAGAGTATTTAAATGGAAGCCTCCTGAACAAAATACAATAGATTTTTTAGCGAAACAAGCGAGAACAACTACTATTGATGGTATAAAATACAAAGAGTTCTTATTGTATGTTGGTTATAATGCATCTCAATGGGAGCCATATACTATTGATGAAGCTTTGAAGATAGCATATAATAAAGAATACAGATTAATGGTACAGGATAAAAAGAAAACTTATACTCCTAAATTATTTCAACCTAATATATATTATGAAAAAGGGATTGAAAAACTACTTGTTAAAATTGATACAAATGGTAAAGTTAAATGTGATAATGGTGATATTATAGAAGGTGATGTAATAATTGAATGTATTTATAATATGGATAGAAAAATACCTGCTAATATGAGATGGAGACCAATGAGATTGCGAGAAGATAAAATAAGAATTTATAAGATGGGAGAATTATCAAAGACGGCAAATGATATGAGTGTAGCAATTAATATATGGCGTTCAATTCATAATCCGGTTACTGAGAGTATTATTAGAGGCAATAAACCTATTGTGAATATGGATATTAATGATAGTGAAAGTGAAAGGTTACTAGAATCTGATGATATATATTATTCTAGAAATATACCAAGAGACGCAATGTTTTCTTACAATATGTTACAATTCCATAATTTAGGTATTAAACGTATGCTTTATAGCAAACCAAATAATAAAAGAAATCTTGTGGAATTAGCGTGTGGCGAAGGAGGTGATATGCCTAGATGGATTGATAATGGCTATAAATTTATTCTCGGTATTGATTTAGTAAAAAATAATATATATGGACCTCGCACAGGAGCATATAGTAGAATGTTAGAGAATAGAAAGCGCTTTTTCAGAAATAATAATGTTAAAGACAAGGTTGCTTTTCCAAATATGGTATTTGTAGCAGGAGATTGTGGCAAAAGTATTATGGATGGTGAATGTTCGTTATCAATAAATGATCAAGAAAGCTTCAACGTATTACAAAATGTTTTAAATAAAAAACGCAACGATATGCAAAAACATTATTCTAATGTAATTGGACAAGGAGCAAATGGTTTTGATGTTTGCTCTTGTATGTTTAGTATTCATTACTTCTTTAAGAGTGAAGAAACATTAGATACCTACTTAATGAATGTAAGCTCTCTTTTAAATACCAATGGAACATTCTTCTGTACCTTTATGGATGGAAAAAGGATAGTAGATGAAATTAATAGTAATGGTGGAGATATGATTGAAGGTGTTAAAAATACTGAAATTGATATTAAGAATAGAGTACCAATATGGGCTATTATTCGTAGATTTAATAAAGATGCAAAGAATATATATAATAAAAAAATAGATGTATTTATTGAATCTACTAGTAAATTTATACCAGAATATTTAGTATCTTATGAAGAATTAGTTAATAAATGTAAAACTTTTAATTTAGAATTGGTAGAAAGCGAATTATTTTCAGAATATTTTAATAAAATTAAATCTGAAATCCCAGATGATGATGCAGAAAAAGAAAATATACATAAAATTGTTATGGAATTGGATAAAGATCCTGTACAAAAAAAATTTAGTTTCTTTAATAGATGGTGTATATTTAAAAAGATTAAATAAGTTTCGTATATAAGAGTTTATTTATTTTTTAAATTATAATTAAGATGATATTATTTTATAGCCCTGCTTGTAATCATTGCAATATGTTACTAGATAATATCAAACGATATGATAAAGAAAAAAAAATTAAATTAGTTTGTATTGAAGAATTAATTTCAGAAAATATTGAGATTGAAAAGAAAATTCATTCTGTTCCCGCGTTTATGATTTTGCCATCAAAAGAATTACTATTTGGTAAAAATGTTTTTGATCATTTATTATTACCTGGAAGGGGTATATTATGTGGTGGGCAAAGCACGAGATTAGATAGACCTGCAAACAATAATCAGGATATTAATGATGATAATGTATCTAAACCATTAGATATCAAAGAAAATCCTGATGAACCATCGGCATTTGTTTTAAGTGGTTTTAATTTTTCTGATAATTTTTCTTCTATTGATGAAGAAAACAATGCAGAATGTAAGGATAAAGGATATAATTGGGATTATATTACAAATGATGCAAATATTAGCGATGGAATAACAGGTATTTCAGTTACTGAAAGCGAAGGAAAGAAGATGCCTTCATTAGATGAATTAAAAAAAATGAGAGATGAGATTAAATTTAACTAATGAAAACATATAAGGAATATTAGCAATATTTTTTATATAATATAAAATAATGTCAAATCAATATGTCTTTAACCAATATTATATTGATTTTATTAAACGATTAAAAAAAACTTCAAAGATAATCAAGGATGATGGAATAGATAATGAAAAGTATGAATTGGCAAAAGATATAATGAAATCAATTAAGAATAATTATGTAACTTTGGATAAGTCATCGGATGAATATGTGGTTTTTATTAATAAGGTAGACGAAAATGTATGGAAAACTTATTTAGATATTGAAGATGATAAATTAAATGAATGGTTTAATATGGAAAATGTTAAAGATATTGAGCTATACCAAAATATCACAATTTCAAATATTCGAAAAATAATAAATGATGATTATTTATGTCATCATTTTATAAGTGTTTTTTATTTGTTTAAAAATGAACTAAGTGAAGATGATGTAAAGAAATATGTATTTATATTACAAGAATCATTTAAGGAAGAATTATATGAAGATATTAAAAATGAAGAACATAAAAAATTATTATTAAGATTAAATGAATTGAAAAAGAAAACAATAAAGGATAAAAGTGGTGTAAATATGGCTGGAATGGAAGATACTATGTTAGGTAAATTAGCAAAAGAAATATTAGAAGATGTTGATGTTGATAAATTACAAAAATCTATTGGTGAAAAAGGTGATTTATTGAAAGCTATTGGTGATCCAGATAGTGGATTTGGAGATCTTATTTCTAATGTAAGTAGAAAAATGGCTACAAAAATATCAAATGGCGAATTAAAACAAGAAAATTTACTACAAGATGCTATGAAATTCGCATCAACAATGCCAGGATTATTTGGTGGAGGTAATCCAGGTGGAGGAAATAATAAACAACAAAAAGATATGGCTAATATGATGAATATGATGAATAATATGATGAACAATAAAGAAGGCATGAATGCTTTTAAGAATATGATGGGTGGTGCTAATAATGGGAAAAAAGCAGGTAGTAAAGCGGCATTCAATAAAAATGCTTATAAAAAATCAATGGCTGCTAATAAACTAAAAGCTAAATTAGCTAAACGTAAAGAAGAAATTCAGGAAGTTTCTGATGAATAAAAATAATGTAAATATTTAGAGTAATAAACAAAATGTTTTGGTTAGACAATATATCTGAACTAATAAATCCCGTAATTATCCCAGATATTAACATGACAATTGAAGAAAAAATTAATGCAATTATAAGAGCAATAATATTTGTCGGATTAATATGTACACTTGTTTTCAATGATACACGATATGTATTATTTGTTATTATATTGATGATATTATCAATACTAATTATAAATTATCAATATGAAAAAAATAAAAAAATAGAGAAGTATTTAAATTTAAATGATTTAGATATAGTTAATAATAAAAAATGCATTAAGCCAACTGAAAATAATCCTTTTATGAATCCAAATATATTAACAACAAAAAAAGGCAATGAAAACTATGAAGCGTGCTCAATTAATAATAAAAATATTAATAAAAATATAAATAAGTTTTTTAATAAAAAAATATTCAGAAATGCCGATGATATATATGATAAATCAACATTAGATAGACAATTTTATACAGTACCTTCAACGACAATTCCAAATGACAGAGAAAAATTAGGAGAATGGTTATATGACAGAGGTCCTTCTTGTAAAGAAGGTAATGGTATGAAATGTTATACTAATTTATACAATGATATTAAGAATGGTGTTCAGATTTAAGAGATTTAAATAAATCAGGTGAATAATCCTTATAAAATCCTTTTTTTTCTAAGAATTCTATTTTATCAAATTTAATATTATAATTATTTTTCTTAGCAATTTCAATACAACATTTGTTGATTTTTTCTAGTAAATCTTTTTGATCTTGGGTTAGTTCTTTCATTATATACTTATTTTAATTATAATGATTAATCATTTTTTATATAAATAAATAATATTTTAAATATTTAAAAAATGAAAGAGAAAACTACTATATCTTATTCATATCATGTATATGATGATAATACAAATGAAAGTAAAGTAGAATATAATAAATATACAAAGTCACCAGATGATATGGAAAAACTATTAACATATAAGAAAATTGTTAAAAATGACTTATCGGGTAATAATATTACAAATAAAGAATCATTCAATGAATTACATAAAAATAATACTGATATAAATGAGGTAATTGGCCATAGTTGTAATAAGAAAGATTGGAATGTTGCAGAGTATAATAATTATAATTTAGAAAAAAAATATAAAACAGAATATGAAAATATTAAATTGGATATAAATTATGATTTATTAGAAAAATATGATACTAAATATTTAAAAGATAAATGAAATTTTTTTATATATTATTTAAGAATAGATAGATAATGAGTAATAATACTTTTGATAGCTCAACTAATATATGCAATGACAATTGTTGGAAAGTCGCAAAGGAATTACATAATAAAAAAATAGAAGGATATAATATATATCCTAACAATCCCGTTGAATGTACTAGTCCATACGTGAGAATGTCGGATATGTATTTAAATCATCCTAACTTGCGAGGTCGTCCAGGATACGGTTTATCAGATGATTGTTTAATTGATAATTATTCATCACTAAGAAATGACCCATCCATGTTAACACATGATAGATGTAAGATACAATTATTTAATCGTATATTTACTTCTGGACCCAATTTAAGATGTGGTAAAACTAATATAGGTCAAGAACTTGAATTAATTGAAGGAGCTGATACTAATCCCGTAAAATGTAAAAAACAAATAATGGAAGAAGAAATGAATAATATAATGCCTTTATTAGATTGTGTTAAAGATGTTCAAAATCCTGATAATATAGTACCTATATGGGTCAATGGAGGTGAAGATACTCGCTCTTATATAAATAGAGTTGAATTTAATAAAAATTGTAATTGGCAAGGTAGAAATAAAAACATTTCTGTATAATTAAAAAAATCTTATATTATAGAAGATATGAGTTTTAATAGAACGACATATGATAATTGTTCATACAAGCAAGAATTACAAGGTAATGTTAGCACTTTGCAATATTTATTATCACCATATAGATATGAACACGCTAATAAATGCAGACATCAACTAGGATTTATTGGAGGTACCGCTGTATCTCATATTCAAGGTAATTTAGTTGACCTTGATAGTGAATTACGTGGTCAAACACGTATTGTGTCAAAATGCAATACAAATCAATATGTACCAACTAATGATGGTATTATAAAAAATGATAAAACTAAACCAATTGATACAACTATGTTACATTTACCAGCATGCCAATCAATAATGTATCGTGAAGTACCTGCTCCACCAAAAATAAATTACGATAAATGCTAAATTATTTTTTTAACATAATTTTCCTAAATAGTTAAATATGAAATAGTATATCAAATATATAGGTCCTAACATAAATGCTGCAAATGCAAAAAATATTCTAATGAATATATTATTTACCATACCACCCCATTTACAAGAAAAAGATAAATATGCTGCTCCTGCTGAAATTAAAAAGGTTATTATATAGAGAATGGCAATATATATATTATCTAATATAGTCCATCTATATAAATATTCTGGGTTATATCCATTTATATATAAATAAATAACTTCTATTGGCCTATAATTTATATTATCTTCATTATTATTAAAATTTTCAACTAACAATAACATATCTATTTATTTAATATATAAAATAATATATTATTTTATTAGATATGAATAAATATATAGATACAAGATTAAACTACGATAGTTGCAGTTATAAAGAAAAATTACGCAGAACAGTTGGACCAGGTCTATATCAATTAGAAACACCATATAACGATTGTGCAGAATGTTCACAAGATATACCAGCTGACCCGTCATTAAGATATCAAAATTATGGTCAAAATACTTGCTCTATGAAGAAAGCAGTAGATGATTCTAGTGAGTTATTAGGACTTAACTATAAAAATACTAAATGTAATGCAAATGAATATATTCCTGGAAAATACGAGAAATCTGGTTGCTTTATAAAAGGTGATACTGATCCACGTGCTTGCACTGCTCCTCGCGAAGATACACGTTTATCTAATCCACCATGTACATTAAAAGAAACTGGTATAAACAGATGGGAATGGTTATGCTTTGACCCGCAAGAAAGAGCGATTGAAGGATTTGACAGAATACCAGTTAATTATAGAATGGTTGCTAAAGATAATCATGTACCATGCATTGAAGAACCATCCGACCAATCTATGTTTTTACCAACAAATGGTAGCGGAGATATGAATAGATTAGAAGATTGGAAAATGTGTAATAAAGATAATAAACTTTATACACCAGGATATCCTTATGGTTCAATGTATACAGGTGTTTCTTGTAAAACTTAATAAAATTAATAAATATTTTTTGTATATATTAGTGTATTTTTTATCCTTTATTGATTAGAGGCCAATAATGGAATTATCCAATGATATACCATCAATGAAAAATATATATGATTCTACATATTGGAATCAAGTTAAACAAGATGAACAACAGCGGGGTAATAAAATGTTTAACATGGCAGAAGCTAGAAACACAGGTATTGTTGCTATGCCTGCCACTTCTGACATGTTTAAAAATATGAATTATACTATTCCTAATAATAGTAAAAGTCCTGAATATGTACAATCTTTAACAGGAAATAAAATAAATAGAGATACTTTTATTCATAACAATATGACACCTTTTTTACGCAAAAATGTAACACAAAATACTAATATTGAAACAATGTCTCCTTTTCTTGATAGTAGAACTGGTAACAATCAATTTTGGCAAACGAAAAAAGAGGTACCTTGTATGTTTAAACCACAAGCTAATATTGGTGGAAATATATGTGGTATGAAAAACAACGATGACTTTTACAAATCCCGTTTAGAATTTAAGGAAAAAGCTAATAATTTTTTTCCAATAGAACAAGTTAAAGTTGGTCCTGGATTAAATAAAGGATATGATTCAAAAGGTGTCGGAGGTTTTCATCAAACAGAAACAAATACTCTAGCAAGACCTAAAAATTTAGATGAATTACGCAGCAAAATAAATCAAAAACAATCGTATTTCAATATACCTGTAAAAGGTCATATCAAGGGTACTGACCAACGCGGTGTTCAAATGCCTCTTGATAAAAATCGCCCTGATACTGTATATGAGCAAAGTGAAGATATGTGGATTAAAACAACAGGTGCTAATAGCAAAAATTCTTTGCGTCCTGCTCAAAATATAAGACCAACAACGCGTCAAGAATCACATATAGATTATAAAGGTGGTGTATCTATAAGTGATGCAAATGCTGGTATTAGCGATGATTATGGTAAAAGTAAAGTTATTGTTTATAATAATGAAAGAGCTACAACTGAAAATAAACCAGTTGTATCTAATGTCACAAGTATTGTAAAGGCTATTGTTTCACCTGTCGTAGATGCATTGAAATATACTATGAAGGAGTATACCGTAGAATCTGAACGTGGAGTAGGTAATCCTAGCATACAAATACCAGAAAAGGCAACAACTTATGACCCGGATAATCATATTATGAAAACAACTGTTAAAGAAACCACAATTCATGATAGTGAAATGATTAATTTATCGGGAAATAAAGAAACATACTCTACTTTAACAGATCAAGCAAAAACAACTGTAAAGGAAACTTTAATTCATGATAGTGTACATACAAATATAAAAGCAGGTGATGGTGGATATACAACGGCTGACGATGAAGCTAAAACTACTATTCGTGAAACTGTTAAGGCGGTTGATACTGTTAGAAATATTGGAGGTGTAACTTACAGTGTATCAGTATATGACCCAGAAATTGTAGCTAAAACAACAGTTAAAGAAACTACATTAATTGCTAAATCACCTTATGGTTTCTTGGGTGGCATGCTTGAAGGATTATTTGGAGGATATATCAGCAAAGAAATTGATCTCAAAAATACACATAAACAATTCTTGTCTGATACCAATGAATATGGTATTGCAGGTGCTACTAATGAATATAGACAACGCGATAGAACTGCCGAAGAAAATGCTGAAATTGATGATACTCGTGAAAGAATAATGATTGCAGCAGGACATACACCAAATCCAGGAAATATGAATATTAATCGCGACTCTGCTGATGTAGAAATGACGACACGTAAACCATTTGAAAACTCTGCTTCTGCTCGTGAAAACGGCAATGTAGGTATGATATATCAATCGTCGCCAACTATTGACGAGTGTGGAATTACTAAAATGCCTCAAAAATCTAATGCATATACTAATAGATTAGATAGTGATCTTCTTGAACCAGTTAATGATAATGATCTAATGAAAACCCAAAGAATTAATCCTATTAAAAGTGGATGTAAATTATAAAAATATATAAGGATTTAAACATATATATATTCGTAATGGGAGCGGGCTCCTATTACAAGCTCTTGTAGCTTAATCGGTCAAAGCGTTGGTCTTATGAGCCAAAGATTGGGAGTTCGAGTCTCCCCGAGAGCAATAATTATTTTTGTAAGATAAATAAATTATATTTTATATATCAAAAAATGAAAAAAATGCTATATGTGGATTTATTATTTAATAATATATGGTAATCTAAAATATTTATAATCTTTTTTTTTATAACTAAAATATAATATTTCATTATTATTACTTAATAACCATATTAAAGTGTTATTTACTTCTACTATTTTTTTTTCATATTTATATTCTAGTATATCTAATAACATATCACCAAGTAGTCCAGATGTTTTAATGTATGTATTATTATTTTTATAGTCTATATAAATATAAGTTTTACATATATCTGGTTTTACTCTAAGGAATTGTCTATAATTAATTATTTCAAAAACTACATTTTTCTTAAAAATATTTTGTGTATATCCATAATTATAAATAGTAGTATTATAATCCAAATATAAAATATATGATATTATTGTATTTGATACATCATTCATCATATTATAGAAATTTGTATCCAGCATTTGGTCATATTTACATAATAAAGTAGATATAAGTGTTTTTTTATTTTCTGTAATACAAAAATGATTAGATTTTGTACATATTAACTTATTATTTATGATATTGTTTTCTATATTATAATTTTTTTGATCTAATAAATTTTTATATGATATAAAACCATCATATTCTCCAATTATATTTAATATATGTGTATCTAATTTATTTTTAATATTAAAAATTGTATTATCATATATAGATTTTGGTGATGCTCCATATGTAATTCTTGCTTTAATATTATCATTATTATTTAAACTATGATATCCACCTGATGAATGACCAAATAGTATTGTATTACTAAGATTTGGTAAATTATAATTATCACATATAGTTACATTAATATTAATATTCTTTTTTAATCCATTATTTATTATATTTTCACCAAACTTAATATAATTTTTACTTGGTATAGCATACCCTTTCCATATAACAAAATTAATATTATTTGCTTTTTTTATATTACTTCTTAAATTAATATATCCTTGATATCTGTAAGTATTAATAAATGATTGTACATAGCTTATAAATAGTAATAAATATAGGTTTCTCATTATTTATAATAATATAAATGTTCTTTTATATATTATTACCATCATATATCATAATAAAGTATTTAAGAAAATAAATATATATATGTATAATTAATGTTTCGTCTTGCTTTGTTTAGTGTATTGGTTGGTCAAGCTATTTGCTTTACTCATATTAGTAATCTCCCTGTTATGAGAATGAGAGGTGCAAATGTTGTAAATAATGTTTGTAAAATGCAACTAAATGATTTGGATACTAATACATTTAATGATATTGATGTTGATAAATCAGGTACTATTGATGTAACAGAGTTGAATAATTATTATGGAAAAAATAATTATATGGAAGTTGCTGATATTAACAATGATAAAATGATTGATTACCCCGAGTTTGAAAGACTAGTTAATATTAATAAGTTTGGTAAAGAAAATGGAGGAAATCTCTTTGTTAGAAATGCAATTAACTGGGGTCTTCTCAAAAAGGATTCTATTTTGGCTGATGGCGAGGCATCAATTCTAGTGGGAAATAAGGGATTTGATCCACTTAATTGCGCTACTGATATTAGAACGCTAAAAAAATATCGTGAAGCTGAAATTAAACATGGTCGTCTTGCAATGCTCGCAAGTGTTGGATGGCCTTTGTCGGAGATTTATCATCCATATCTATCTAAGCTTGCTAATAAAATGGATTTGCTTTCTTTAAATGGTAAAGCTCCTTCTGTTTTAAATGGAGGTCTTAATAAAATTAATCCTGTATTCTTTATGGCTATTATTGTATTCACTGCTACTATTGAATCAGTTGCACTAAATAAAGAATATACTAATGATACTATTCCAGGTGATCTCGGGTTTGACCCTCTTAAACTATATGTTAATAAGGATCCTAAAACTAAACGCGATCTAGAACTCAAAGAACTTAATAATGGGCGCCTTGCAATGCTTGCAATTACTTATTATGCTCTTAGTGAGTTTGTAAATAATATTCCTGTAATTAAAGAAACACCTTTTCTATTCAAAAGTTTTCTTTGATTATTATAAAGATGGATAATAAGGTTAGTTACTATAAGGTTATGGATGGTTTAAACTTTGATGCTAGTTTATTAGAAACAGCTGATGAGTTAGTAAAAGGTCAAGGAGATGGTCGCATATCAATTGATGATTCCAATAAATTATTAATGAAAATTTTTGATGGTCGTAAGATAACACAAGTAGAGTGTCGTACAATTTTATATATACTTAAAAATTATAAATTAACTGAAGAAGCTTCTCAAAATTTCTTAGATAAATTAATCAAATATGAATAAAAATTGATTTTATATATTTATTTATTTTATTATCAATATGGAAAAGAGTATTGCAAATATCACTATTAATATCAATTATGATAGTTTGAGTATCAAAAATAAAAAATTAATTAAAATGAAAAAATTGCCAAAAAATGCCGAAGTTAGCGCTTTGGCTCTTATATCTAAGTATCTTAATTCTTAATTAGAATTCATTAGACACTTTACGCATATATTCGAGGAGCTCATTTTTCTCTTTAATAGTTTTATGAGTTTTAATAACTTCTAATTTTTCTGAAATATGTGGAATCATAGTAAAGAACTCATTAGAAAGTGAAAGCAGTTCAGCTTCATTATTTTTGTTATCAACAATATTTGCGATATTATTGAGAGCTTGTTGACCTTTTTCAATTTGATTGATGCTCAAAACACCAAGTGGAAAAACGTTATAAGAATACATTATTGTTTTATAATGAGATATAGATAATTTTTAATCAATTTTTAATTAAAACAAGACTTGTATTTGTTTATATAACATAAAAATTGATATAAGTTTTTATATTATATTATTATAATAATATAATGAATAATAATCCTATTAATTTTCAAGACTGGGAACCAGTTGTATTTACTAAAAAGCCACAAGAATTAAAGAAAAAGGAAAGTATTCAAAAGCCTCCTGGCAATAAAGAAATGATTAGATTAATGGAAGATGATATTCCTAAACTAAATAAAATGACAAGAGAATATGCTCAGGCTATCATAGATGGTCGTACAGCAATGGGTCTTTCTCAAAAAGAATTAGCACAACGTTTATCAATAAAAGATAATGTAATTAAAGAATATGAAAATTGCCAAGTAGCAAACTTTAATATGGGTTTTCTTAAAAAGATATTAAGAACACTTAAAATTGATCCTAAAATTGTTATTAAATCTTAATTATAAAAACGAGTACATAATTTTATTTTTTTATTGATTTTTATAAACTTTTAAAATTTAGAAGGATTTTATAAATTATGTACTCATTTTATATTTAAAAATTGATATAAAGTATTACTATTTAATATTAATAATAATATTATTAGTATTATTATGCAAGCTGCGAATGATTCTTGTTATGAGCACGATGTGGAATATCTAAAAAAATATCTTGATACTATACGTAAAAGCGATGGTACTTTTAAACGCGTTCTTATATCCCCTCTTAGATATGCGGGTGGAAAATCAAAGGCAGTTGGACTAATACTTAATAGTCTTCCTAAGTTACGTGAAAAAAAAATAGTTTCTCCATTTTTTGGAGGTGGATCGTTTGAACTATGTGTATCGCAAAAATTAGGTATTCAAGTAATTGGTTACGATATATTTGGAATGCTTACTAATTTCTGGAATGTTCTCATTAATCATAAGGAAGAGTTTATTGAAGAACTAAAAAAATTTAATATTACTAGTGAAGAATTTACATATAATAGGCACATACTTCTCAATTACTGGGATAAAATTAAGCCATCAGATCTTATATATAATACAAAAAAAATTGTTGAATTATCTGATAATGATAAGGTATTGTTAGATAATGATATTATTAAGCAGGCAGTTTATTATTATTATAATATGACTTTATCATATGGACCAATGTTTCTAGGTTGGCCAAGTTCCAATGAAATCAAACTAGATAAATTTAAACGTAGAATTAAAAATCTCGAAAATATGCAATTTAACAATTTATCAGTTGATTGTGATGATTTTGAAAATGTTATCTTGCGCCATAATGAAGATTTTCTATTCCTAGATCCCCCTTATTATTTAGAAGGAGATAGTAAAATGTTTAAAGGATTATATCCTAATTGTAATTTCGCTATTCATCATAATAATTTCAACCACAAAAAGATGTGCGAGTTGCTTAAGAATCACAAAGGCGGATTTCTAATTACATATAATAATTGCGACACTATTCGAGATTGGTACAAAGATTATAAATTTGAATTTCCTGAGTGGCAATATACTTATGGACAAGGCGAAACCAGAATAGGAAAAAATAGAAAGTTAGATGAAACAAATAATATTAAAGAATCACACGAAATATTTATAATATGTAATCCTAAATAATTCTAATAGTCGTCTTCGTAATAGTTGATCCCATGATTGGGCGATTTTAATAATTCGATAAATGGTTTCCCTTTATTCCCATTAAATCCCAGAAAATAGCTCTTGTGTTTTTTGCGATACTCATATGTAATATAGTTGCCCTTGCCTTTTTTTGAGTCGTTAGTGAAATCTCCTTTTATACGTCCGGATTCAAGTTTACGCCATATACATTTATCTACTATGTAATCGATTATGTCATCAGTATTGAAGAATATCCATTTTTTTCTAGAAGTATCTTTGTATACTAGTAATCCCGCGGGTTTTTCACTTTCGCTTTTTTTTAGATATTTCTCAAATATTTTGCGAACATATTCCTTATCTTCTAGTATAGCAATATCAATATCCTTAAGTTCGGGAATATTACCGAGGACTAACTGAATATTTTTACCACTCTTATTGCTAACATTCAAATTGGTGTTTTTTATAGTTTCTTTTAATTTCTCGCAAATACTATGCGATGGACAAATGCTCGTATCTGATGTTGCGCCATATTCTGTGGATTTATTCAACTCTTTCTCATTATATTTGGCAAGAAAGTCCTTTTCGCGCTTATGACCTACTATCTTTTTTTTAGCTCCTACTTTTTTGCAAGACTCGATTCTTTTCTGGTTTCCGGCAATTGCTTTGCTAATAATATCAGTCATGATACTTATATTATTAAGTAGTGTCGAATCAATTTTTATTATAAATAGAACATATTTATTATAATTTAAATATCTTGAAATATTATTCTTATGTTAATCTTGTTATCTTCCTTATATTCATTATTTAATTCTTCTTTTATTTTCATTTTACTATTGTTTATTAAATCTCTAATATTCTCTATTTGTTCATATATCTTAATATCCATATTAGTATTTCTTTTTATATGATTGGCTTTTGCTTGTCTGAAACCAAAACTAATCATACATCTAGAACACGTTAATTCATCAAACACCTTTACTATTTTCTTTATTGTTCTATTAAATATTTTTTGATTTTATAAATTTTATTACAAATATTTTTAGAATGAACATTTACTTCATAAGAAAAAATCTGATTTTGCTGGCACACGTAATTTATAAATAGCTTTTTAATGTCTTTTATAAAAAATTGATACATCAAATAAATAATAATATCATAGAACACATAAAATGAATACCATTATCAAATTAATTATTACATTTGCTTTTCTAATTAACGTAGTAAACTCATTTGATTGCAACATGTATCCAATTATTAAAAAGCTATTCAATAAAGACACTTGTTATAACAAGTGTAATAAAAAATATGTATCACGTTCAACAGCAATTAGAAATCGTAGAACAAGCAAAAATCATTATAAAATGACTGATACTAATATTAATCTTAGGAATGCCAGTAATCCTAACACTCCCCCTCCAAGTAAAATGACAGATGATTTTACTAATTATCTTGATAACTCAGCGCCAAGTTCCAATAACTAATTCTTTATATTAAATTATTAATTGTTACATTTTTCTTACCATCTTTGCAATGCGATCTATAAATTAATTCAATAGACGATGATGTATTATAGGACTTGGTGCTTTTTTAGGACTATTTAATAAGTTATTAATAAATATAGCTAATTATTCTAAGGTAGTATAATTATTTACAATAGAACTTCCTTTTATATTTAAGAAAAAATCTTCATATTCTCTTATAATTAAATTACCATCAACATTAACATCATTTAATTCTTTATCCGTCTCAAATAATGAAGTTAATTTAATTAAATCTGTATAAGTATTAAATGTTTTTTCTGTTTTAATATTAATAATTGAACCTTTTACTACAAATGTTCCGTTAATATCTAATGTTTTATCTAAATAATAATTCATTTATATTATATTAATATATTTATTTATTTAGTATAGGTGCATATATACCTTGTGCTGTTAATATACCTGTAACAAAACCTACGAATACACAAGTAACTATCCATCCAAACATAGTTTTATATATTATTTTTTTGTTTATACCAGAAACATTATCTTTC